GGCCTGTTCCTCGTTTTTATTCTGTCGAGTGTAAGAGGGCAACATACCGTTCATTTCCATGATATCATCTCTGATGTTTTGATTCTTTTTCTCGATGTTCAGGATACGAGTGAATGAGTTGGTGATGGCCGCGGTGTAGTAGGCAAACGGATTGTCTGATTTGGATTCATCAAACTGTAGACCTATCTGTGACAGTTGCATCAGTGCCTGTGATTGCATTTCGTCATTGTAGGTGTAACCTCTCCAGTTGCTTCGAGTGCCGTATCTCTCACACAGTTTCATGTACATGAGTGCGAGCTTGTTCGTCATCTTGCCGTGATCCACAGAGAAGTGACCGTTCTTCATGCCACCTGTCCAGTGACTTTTACCCACGCAAACATTTTCATTTTTTTCGTTAATTCTGTAGTGCTGGAACGGAGGAAAATTACATTTTGTATGATGGTCTGCAACAGTTTTTGGATTCTTCTTTCTTTCATTGTCAGTGGGCACATGATCAAACATCATGACTCGAAATACTAGATCAGTTTTTTCAATTTTACGAGCTGACACAGTGAAGTCACTCATCTTTTGACGTTTGTTGCCTGATGCTTTTGCGGCCTCCCATGCTTCCTGTGTTAATCTCTTGGCTTTTAATTTTCTAGCTTGAGCCACTGCGGTAGCATTAATTTTCTTAACATCTGTAACGATGTAATCGTATTGTGCGTCTTCTTCGCTCACATATGAACAATAGCTGTTCTTGCTCTTGTGGATCTCTGCTAGTAGATCCTTGTTGTTTAAATAATTTACTCGTTTAGCCATTTGTTTCTCCTAATTAATTACTGTGTAAAAACCGTGTCGTAAGTGAATAAAGTGCGCCTATTAAAATGCCTATAAATATTGTTTAAGTATACACAAATTTTAACGGGAAAGCAACCAGGAACAAATGACACTGATAGATACACTAGGTAAAGCAGGCGGCAGTGTGATTAATAAAACACTAGGACGATTGTTTAGTGCAGGATTAAACAAAGGAGCAGAATCACCTCTAAACACAGCCGGCCAAGCTCGCTGGAGCAGTAGAACTGATGTCTCAGATTTTCGAGTGAAATTAACATTACCGGCGGCCAGCGATCTACGACCTACATTTTTTACAGGCGATCTGTTAAAACCGTTGAGTGAAACAGGAGGTATAGTATTTCCTCTAACACCGTCTATTATCCTACAGCATCAGGCCAGTTACAATCCATTGGCAACGACACACAACAATCATCCTTTCTATGCCTACCAACATTCAGAAGTTTCTAGTTTCACAGTGGTAGGAGATTTTCCAGTACAAAATCAGTCAGATGCTCGTCATTGGATAGCCACACTGCATTTCCTGAGAGCAGTGACCAAAATGTTCTTTGGTCAAGATGACGGCACAGGGTTGAAAGGGAATCCGCCACCAATATTAAAATTTAATGCATACGGTGATAACGTGTTTAACAACGTGCCAGTGGTTGTGACCAATTTCTCAGTGGAGTTGACCAACAGCGTGGATTACATTTGCACCAAACAAGGACAAGATCCAGCATTTGCCAACGTCAGAGGACCAGACGAAGAATTTGCCGCAGGGGAAGTAGACCCAAACTCATCACTTCCGACATCCTGGGCTCCTGCAATGAGTATGTTCAATATACAGTTACAACCAGTGTATTCAAGATCTGCAATGAAAGATTTCAGCATGCAGAAGTTTGTCAACGGGGAGTCCACCAACAAAGGATTTGAATTCATCTAATGGCTCAATATTCCAACACATCGCCGTATTTTACCACCCCCGAAAATACTATCAGTTTGGATTTTTTAAAACCAAGAACAATAACAGCATTTGACAGCGACATCTCATACACCATTAACAGAACCTATGCCTATCGTCCAGACCTTCTAGCGTATGACTTGTACGGCACTCCTCGACTATGGTGGGTGTTTGCTCAGAGGAATCCAGATGTCATTGAAGATCCTGTCTATGATTTTGAACCTGGCAGAGTGATACAACTGCCCAAGTTATCAAGTCTCAAAAACGATCTAGGAATTTAATATGAATAAGAATAACGATGCCTATAAAGGCAAGACCAAAACCGACGAAAAGTCTGATGTTCAAAATTTAGACACCACCCAGCCAAACCCGTTGAATAAGTTTGCATCATTCAACACGATATTCACATTGAGTGCATTGACTAGATTAGAATTAGAAACACTTTCATACTGGGATACCAGTTATAAACCACAGAATATAATTGCACGTTCGGGCGGTATTGGAGACCCCAACGCAAAAGAAAATGCCTCATTTAAAGTAACAGCGGGCGGCGCAGTAGACACCGGAGATGCTCCGTCAGACAAGACATTAGATACAGTCAGAGAAACACAAGCAGGTCTGGACAAAGCGATGGCCGACGTTAGAAACATTTTAAATCGTGGCTTTGATTTTTATTTTCAGAGTGTCAACATTAAAACACTGCCTTCGGCCAGCAATGACCGAATGATGACATCTGTGACCACAATAGACATGGAAATAATTGAACCGCTAGGGTTAAGTTTCATTCAGAGTATTAGAGCCGCCGCATACAATTCGGGTTTTTTAGATCATGTGGATGCACCTTTCCTGTTAACCATAGACTACAGAGGATTTGACGAAAATGGAGAGTCTCTCTCAACCGGGGACAGCTATGTTAGAAAAATACCTATTAAATTTATAAAAGTGGCTGTGAATGTGACCGGTGGCGGATCGGTGTACACGATCAGAGCAATACCCACGTCTGAATTTGCATTCGTTGATAGATTAAATTACACCAGAGCACAATTCACAGTCAACACCGAAGGAACATTATCTTCTTTCTGTAAGGATTTCACTAAAAAATTAAATGAACAGACCAGCGAAGAGCAAAAAGGTAAATTTTTTGAAAGAGCAGATCAATATGTTGTCACCTGTGATCCCAAGTTAGACAAGGAGTTTGCTGATAAGCAAACACAAGAAACAATATTGATGCAAGATACCAATAATCCGTCGACAATTGATCAAAACACTCAAGCAAAGAGTTTTCAAAAAGATCAGTCCAAAACACCGGTTGGACAATTTGCCAAAGGCACAGGAATTCATGCAATACTGTCTCAGGTAATGAAAGTGGTTGACCCGTTTAGTGACATGGATTCTTTTTACAAACAGTGGACGGAAAAAGCCAACGGAGACCTGGCTAACCAGATATCTGATCTAAAAACTCCTGAACAGCGTGAACAATTCCTCAAAGAGAACGAAGACAGGTTCTATGTGAACTTTTTTAAAATAAACAGCTCTATACATCATACGACAGGCCCCGTGGATAATATAACCAAAAAACACACAGCGTTGATGCACTACCACATAGAGCCATACAAAATACACATTTTAAATTTTGCACAACCAGGGCTGTCAGCAAACATAAAAGAGTTTTTAGAAAACACCCGTCAATTCATGGCAAGAAAACGTTACGATTATATATTCACAGGACAAAACACAGAAGTACTGTCATTGGACATCAACTACAATATTGCTTATTACGCTTCTAAATACAAAGGGTTACAACAGCAACAGAATCGAACAGATCAGCCTGTCAACAATCTTTCCAACAGCTCTGTGCTGTACAGCAGAGACGGTCAAGTGGAAGTGAATCTACCGTTGATGGCCTATCCCGGAGGAGGAAAAACCACCAATGTGGGATTGTATGGAGCAAATGAAGCGTATGATTCGTTTTTAGATTCTTTCAGCAATCCAGGCGCAGACATGGTTGCCATAGACATGGAAATTAGAGGTGACCCGATCTATCTGAGTGCCAACCAGTTTAACATAATGGAAAAACCCAAAAATTTAGAGGGAGGAGTTTATCAGAACGTCAATGCTTCAAAAACCAAATTGGGAACCGGAGAAGCATACGATGTGAGGACGCAGTCGTACAATCTAAACCTGGCTGAGCCGTTCGTTATGATTAATTTCAAATCACCCGTTGATATAGATTTAAACACAGGACTGTATAAGTTCGACCAAGGAGACCAGGTGGTATTCAATGGTCTATACAGAGTTGTAACTATAGAAAACAAATTCGATGGAGGAACGTTCACTCAGCAATTACGGTTGATCAGGTTGAAAAACCAAGGAAACAAAGTTACCAAAGCAACAGGGGAGAAAACAAATGACACGTACTTGGCTGGATTGTTAGATTCACCCATCCCCGCAGAAGATTTCACAGACTTCCTTGATGACGGCAGTAACGGATTTTTAGATAACATTTTAAATTGGGTAAAACAAAAGATAAAAAAAGCCCAAGCACTTTCTAACAATAATCCCTTTGGTGGGAATGGAGCATAAACAATAGTATGGGAACAAACACAGGATTCATTGACGGTTCAATATCAAAACCAAACACAGAGTTTCAAAAATATGTACAAAAAAATTCTGGTCCATATGTGGGTCACGTTCTTAATAACAGAGACCCCAGCAGAATGGGTCGACTAACTGTTAATATACCCAGCATAACAGGATCAGAACTAGGCACGCAATCACAAGAAATTGTTTGTCGATATATGACACCATTTTGGGGAACCAAAACCAACAGATATCTAAACAGAGATAATGCCAACGAGTACGAAGGGTCTCAACATTCATATGGAATGTGGATGGTACCACCAGACATAGGCACTAAAGTTATGGTAATATTTGTGGAAGGCGATGCCAATCAGGCCTATTGGATGGGCTGTATTCCAGAACCGTATGTCAATCATATGACACCAGGCATTGGCGCCTCGACCAACACAGGAGCGACAACATCAGGCGGAGATCTTGATCAAACCAAACAACAGATTTATGGCACAGATAATCTACCCGCAGGAGAAGTAAACAGAAGAATATTATCTGAATCATCGGGATCAATCAAACAACCCATCCATCCATTTGCTGAAACTCTTAGGCAGGAAGGATTAATACAAGACACAGTTAGAGGTACAACCACCAGCTCGGCTCGTAGAGAATCTCCTAGTCAGGTTTATGGAATCAGTACACCAGGTAGAAAAAACCCAAGAAGTAAATCTTTGCCATTAGGAGGAACTGATAGTAATTTTAAAGACATTGTAGATAGATTAACCGGGCAATCTTTTGTGATGGACGACGGAGACGCAAACGGTGACAACCAACTCGTTCGATTACGATCAGCATCAGGACATCAAATTCTATTGAATGATTCTGCAGGTGTGGTGTATATTGCCAACGGTACAGGCAATGCCTGGATGGAATTCTCATCTAATGGATCTATTGATGTCTATGCAGGAGTGGGCGGAGTGAACATTAGGTCGGCAGGAGACATGAATTTCCACAGCGATGCTGGCATTAATATGTTTGCCAAAAAAGATATTAAAATATCCAGTGAAAGCGATATCATAGTTGACACCCTAAATGGTTCTATTCAACAGTATGCATATAAGGATATTAAAACGCAGACAGTCAGTGGATCAATCAGTTCTAAAGCAGTTGGAGGCCAGATAGTTTCATATGCCGCGTCAGGACAAACGCATCATACCAGTGGCAGACACGATCTCACAGGCAGTCAGGTGCATTTCAATAGTGTATCAATCGATCCAAACATAGTCGCTACCTATCAACCCACAGTGAGACGATATGTACCTGATGTGGATCCAAAATTTAAAAAGTCGCAGTTGCTTACAATCAATCCACAAGGCAACATTACCACAGTTGCACGAATGCCCACACACGAACCTTTTTATAATCACTATGATAAGGAAAATAAACTTAAAGGTTTCAGACCGAGTACAAATGACAGAATACCTGGCACAGCAGAATATATAGCTCATCAGAACAGACAAAGTCCTATCAACTCTGTTCAAGCCGCCCAGTATCAGGCCGACCTAGAATATGAAATTACATCGCAAGGTGCTACCACATCCTCAAAGATTAGATCGATAGCAGAGTCGTTCTCAAAGAACTATAATACATCTTATAAAATTCCCGCTGACATAGGTATCAATCCAACATCAACAGCAGTAAAAGACATTGTTAATCAAACCATACAAAATATTACAAACCCATCCACCATGGTGGGTAATCTATCTCAGAACATACCAGGGACAGCAACGCAGGTCACAGACACATATAAAAATACTGTGGGAGGCAAGGTAACCTCAGTGACACAGACTGTGTCACTGGTAAGTACTGTTGGAAAAACAATTAGTTCCACAGTGAAAAATATAGGAAAAATATTTGGATGGTAGACAACAACACAGGCAAAACAGCAGTAACAACGACATCAAGAGCATTTAAAGGGTTTAGTTCTCGTGCTGACAACAACAATTATAAATTGTACGATTTCCAACTGCTCAAACAGAATCTAATCAATCGTTTAAGCATTAGAAAAGGCGAAAGATTAGAGAATCCCGATTTTGGTACTATCATATATGATGTACTGTTTGAACCACTCACAGATGACTTAAAACAAGCCATACTAGATGACATCACTGCCAACGTTAATGCAGATCCTAGGCTGTCTTCAGACAACATTACAGTGAGTCAATCAGATTACGGCATCTCCGTGCAGGTGGATCTGACCTATAAACCCTACAATATCACCGAAAAATTAATTTTTGGGTTCGATGAGAACAGTTCTCTAGGCCTGTCTTAATATACGCAGTTTATACAAACAATAAATACTCGTACATTAATGTATGGCCACTACAGATAGACAAAACCGATTATTAGTCGCCGAGGATTGGCGCAAAATCTACACTGCTTTCCAGCAGGCTGATTTCAAATCCTACGACTTTGAGACACTCAGAAGAACCATGGTGGCGTATCTTCGCGAGAACTATCCAGACGATTTCAACGACTTTGTAGAATCTTCTGAATATGTGGCTTTAATCGATCTTATTGCTTACGTGGCACAATCACTTTCTTTCAGGGTGGATCTAAATGCTCGAGAAAATTTCTTAGAAACTGCTTCCAGAAGGAACTCAATTCTACGACTGGCTCGATTGATCAACTATAATGTTAAAAGGAATAAAACAGCCACAGGATTATTAAAATTAGATTCTGTTTCAACGACACAGAATGTCACAGACAGTTCAGGGCAAAATTTATCTAACGTATCAGTGGTGTGGAATGATGCCACAAATTCCAATTACAGAGAACAATTTATAAAAATTTTAAATGCCGCTGGCTTTGATGGACAACAATTTGGAAAGCCGTTGGAGTCTGATAACATCGGAGGCATAAAAACAGAAACATATACAGTAAACAGCTCCAATACAGATTTGCCTATCTTTAAATATTCAAGAGCAGTGAGTGGTGTACAAAGAAATTTTGAGGTAATACCAGCAACTATATCTAGCAGTGATTCTATCTATGAGAGAACACCAATACCTGGAGGCGGATTTACATATCTTTACAGAACAGATGGCTCCGGAGATTCCAGCAACAACACCGGTTTCTTTTTTTTAACAAAACAAGGATCATTAACCTCTACAGATTTTTCAGTGACTCAATCAACTACAAACTATGTGCAGAACATTAATGTAAACGATGTGAATGACACCGATGTTTGGTTGTACGGATTGGACGATTTTGGCCAAATTCAAAATACTTGGACACAGGTTCCAGACATCGTAGGCAACAACACCATCTACAACAGCCTTTCAAAGAACGTAAGAAACATCTACAATGTAGTAACAAAAAATAATGATGCAATCGATCTTGTGTTTGGGGATGGTAATTTTTCTAACATTCCTGCAGGTTCTTTTAGAGTGTATCATAGAGTCAGCGATAATGCAAAATATGCAATACAGCCCAATGATATGCAGGGAATTCAATTTAATATTCCGTATGTTGACATCAACGGAGGCGCTCAGATATTAACTGTGACAGCAAGTCTTAAACAATCAGTGTACAATGCCGCGGCAACAGAGTCCAACGCATCTATTCAAGAGAAAGCACCACAGACATATTATTCACAGAACAGAATGATCACTGCAGAAGACTACAACGTGGTACCTCTGTCAGCGTCACAAGAGATTGTAAAAATTAAATCTGTAAACAGAACAGCATCAGGCATTTCACGAGCCAAAGATATTGTAGATCCTACAGGAGCATACTCAAATGTTTCTGTGTATGCAGATGACGGTATTATCTACAGAGAAGAATCTCAACCTACATTCACATTTACGTTCTCAAATAAAAATGATATTTTGAATACCATTAATAGTTCGGTAGAATCAAAATTAAAAGAATCATACTCAAGACAATTTTATTATTTAAAATATGGCACAAAAGATCTATCAGCTCTGTCAGCGAGCTGGGTCAGTACTACCACAGGCACCAACACCAACACAGGTTATTTCACAGCAGGCGGTCCTTTGGTACTGGGAGATTTTGCCACATCAAATTTGAAATATGCTCAAGCAGGCGCATTGGTTAAATTTGTATCACCAGACACAAGAGAATTTTTAAACGGAGTACTGGTTACCACAGGCACCACCAATGCTGAAGATCGGTCTTGGGTAAAACTTTCTGCAGTGGCCGGCGATGGAGCCAATGGTGGGGCAGGCAATCTAGAATCAGGCATAGGACCGGTCACACTGAATGATACAATCCCAGCCAACGCAGTGTTGAGTGCTATAGTGCCCAACTTCGCCAACACATTTTCCACAACTTTAAAAACTGATCTACAGAATAGAATAGAAGCATACGACACATTTGGATTGAGATACGACGAAGAAAACGCAGAGTGGGTAGTGATAACCTCAGCAAATCTCAGTGACAGCACATTGTTCAGTACTGCTTACGCAGGTGATGCCACAAATACCAATTTAGACACCAGCTGGTGGTTCAAGTTCACCAATGATGGTAACACCTACACAGTGACTTATAGGTCATTGAAATACCTGTTTGAATCAGAGGGACAGAACAAATTTCATTACGATCGTACTGAAAGAATATATGATTATACAACAGGTCAAGTGGTAAAAGATTCTGTAAAAATTCTCAAGAACAACACTGTGCCTTCTACAGGTTCTGCTGTAGGCTACCCAATCAATTGGCAGGTGGTAGACACAGTGACAGAATCAGATGGATATCAAGACAATCGCAAAGTGGAAATAGGATTTTATGACAACGATGACGACGGTGTGGTAGACAATCCAGAAATTTTTGATATCATTGTAGAACCAGACACAAATGTCACTACAAAATTTGTGTTCTTTGAAACCTACAACAGTTACAACAACATTCAGAGATACAGGCCTTATGCGTCCAGCAACTTTATTGTGACGCAGAATGAAACAGATATTACTCTACCAGGCACATACACCAATGGGCAGTTGTTTTATTTCTATGATGGTGCAGAGAATGTGATCAAGCAGTACAATTCATCCACAATAGCTCTAACAGCAAACACAGATTACATTGCTAGAAGAGGAAGATCCTCCATTGATTTCCAGTATCGTCATCATGCAGGTCAGGACACTCGTATTGATCCATCTGTGTCTAACATTATTGATATCTATATGCTCGAAAGAACATATGATTCTCTGTTTAGAACCTGGTTACAGGAAGGCGGAGCAAAACCACAGTCTAGCACATCTGATCAATTAAGAATCAGTTATTCAGGCACGCTCAATCCATTGAAAGGATTAAGTGATCAAATCATTTATCATCCTGTGAAGTATAAAATTTTATTTGGAACCACAGCAGACGAAACATATCAAGCCACATTTAAAGTGGTAAAGAATTCATCTAGTAATGTTTCCACAGCAGTGATTAAAACCAGAACGATTGCGGCAATCAACGAATTCTTTGCTCTGAACAATTTTGACTTCGGCGACACTTTTTATTTTACAGAATTAGCCGCTTACATACACAATCAATTAGCACCAGATCTACTCACTGTAGTGATAGTGCCGAACCAATCAGGACAGACGTTTGGATCTTTATTCCAGATCAGTTCTGCGGCAGACGAAATTTTCATCAGTGGGGCCACCGTTGATGATGTAACAATAATTGATGCTCTAGGCGCAAATCAACTTGCGGCTTCAGGCACAGTTGTAACATCAACCACGACAACAACATCAAATACTCGATCTTCATCAGCAGTATCCTCGGTGACCACATCAACTTACGGTAGCACAAGTTCTACAGGTAGCAGTGGCACAGGATATTAACGATGGCAGATTCACCTCTTAACTCATCCAAAAACTACGAAGTGGTCACTGACAAGAACGGTGCTAAGATACGTAGATCCGTAGCACAGTTACCATCATACTATCGAACAGATTCTAATGAAAGATTTCTTTCCAGCACGTTGGATCAATTAATTCAACCTGGTGCACTAGAAAGATTAGATGGCTATGTTGGACGACAGTATGCCTACACAACAAAACCCACAGACTCATACATTTCAGCTACCAACGAAGCTCGTGCTGACTATCAGTTAGAGCCTGCTGTGACCTACACAGACCGAGACACCAGTTCTATTAATCCAGAAGACCAGGTAAAATTTTCTGCCACCTACGATGATTACATCAATCAACTCAACTACTTTGGTGGTAAGACCGACAATCATGATAGATTGAACAGAGAAAATGTGTATGCCTGGAATCCTGCGATAGATTACGACAAACTAATCAATTACAGAGAATACTATTGGTTACCAGAAGGACCAAATCCTATTCTAATTCCTACAGTGGGCACAGGCGCTGTTGGCGAAATAAAAGTAGTGAACAGTGGATCCAGCTCTTATCAGTTCAGCACACACAACACCACTGACAATCCCACAGTCACTCTATACAGAGGCAACACTTATAAATTTATTTTAAATTCAGCAGGGCATCCTTTCAACATAATGACTGAGCCTTTTAAAACAGGCATAGCAGTGGACGGAAGCACGTCGGTGATATACAGCAACGGAGTAACCGGTAACGGAACAGGAACAGGAACTGTTACATTTACAGTGCCAGATACGGCTCCAGACGTTCTATATTATCAGTGTAGCACACACGCATCCATGCATGGTATCTTCCAAATTAAAACTGTTTCAGAAACCACAACAATAGATGTTGCAAAAAATATAGTAGGTGCCAACAACTATACTTCTGCATCAGGAGTACAATTTTCCAACGGAATGAAAATTAAATTTGGCAGTAATGTCACAGACACAACCACATATGCTGGTAAAGAATTCTACGTAGAAGGAGTAGGTGACAGTATCACACTCACAGACACATCAGAATTAATTGTGCCAGAATCTTATTCAGAAGAGAGCACCACACTGTATGACTCAATTGCTTATGATGACAGGCCATATTCCATCAGTTACTATAGAGCAGTAACTCCAGACTATATCACAATTAAGAAAGACAGTTTAGACAGGAACGCTTGGTCAAGATACAACAGATGGACTCACCGAGCAGTGATCGAAGCCGCCGGAGTAGCCAACGGTTACACGCCAGAATTGTTAGAGAGTGATCGAGCAAAAAGACCCATCATAGAGTTTGATTCAGGATTGGCTCTGTACAATCACGGATTGATTGCGAAACAGTCAGTGGCTCTAATAGACACAGTGACCACAGATGTGTTCT